AGTCCATCCGATGCCCGCCTGCGTATTGGTGATGTCTACAGTCGTGGTTCCATCTGGTGGCGTCCATTCATTCTGTCCATCCCATATCACCGTGTTGACCACATTGCCCTGCTGGTCGATAACCGCATAAACACCCATTATGCATACTCCTTAATAATGACGATTCCACCAAACCCGTTCGCCCCTGACTGAGCACCGCCGTTCTGCCCTATAGCAGGTCCGCCACCACCGGAACCATAATTAAGTCCTGGAGCCCCAGCCGCATTAGTCACGCTGTGACCGCCCGCGCCGCCCGTACCGAAAAACGACGCACCGCCGTCCCCGCCTTTAATTAGGCCAGATGAAAAGCCCACTACGTTTGTCGCTGGCGCTCCGCGTACGGTAAGAAATGTTGCTCCTGTTGGTGCCGCTGACGGATCCCCAATTCGCGCCACCGTGTTGCTGTATGACGATGCGCCACCACCAGCGCCACCACCGCCACCCGGACAGGAAATGATTGAACCGACCGAGCTTACGCCACCAGGAGAACCATTATTATTTCCTGCAGCCGCCCCGACACCTCCACTTCCGACAGTAATAACTGTTCCTGATGCCGGTACAGCTATCAGCCCTGTATAGGCGAAAGCACCGGCGATACCCCCGCCTCCTGCTGAAAACTGCCCTGAACCTGTTGCAGCAGCGCCACCACTGCCGCCGCCGCCGCCAACAAGCCAGATTTCTACCTGAGTAGTGCCAGGAGTTTGCGTGTAAATGGTATTGGTCAACCATGCACGCGTAGCCAGTACTCTTCCGGGCGTTAATGTCTTCATACCCAGCTTCATGTTTGCGAGTATGTTGGCCAGATTACCGTCATCCAGCACGTCTACATTTGCAGAGTCGGCAATGAACTGAGCAAGCACTGATGCCATTACAGTTCCCTGACGCAAGGCCTTATTGATTTGTGCTGATGAAGCTTTTCCGCTCTGGAAACCTGTCAGCAGGGCTGTTAATGCTTCGTAATCTGTTTGCCCGGTGACATTAGCGCCCGCACCAATGCCAAAGGCTTTAAAATTATTTGTTGTCATCAGAGTGTTTTCTCCCATGCGCCTTCATCAAATCCGGCGATGTACTGGTTATCCATGTCGAAACCAAAGAACCGGTTTCCAACTGAGGGGGTTTGAATTGATGGGGTCTGTATATCGCCTGCCCAGACTCCAGCGGCTTTGACTGTCAGGTATCCCTGTTTGATAGCGGCGAGGAGCTCGAGGGAAACATTGCTGATATCCGTTTCCGGAAATACCCAAACGGAGATCGTCATGTCCTGGTTGTCGACGATTTGCATTTTCAGGCCGGAACCAGCCAGCGCTGTATCAAGGATGGGCGGCAGCGTGTCGTTCTGGCCGTTCCAGTTGTTGATAGCGATTTTTGCTTTAAGTATAACCCGGTACACATCGTCACTGAGGCTGGTAAAACCTGCATCCGGATCATACGGTCCCTGCCAAACGCCCTGATCCCAACCGAGCCCTAAAGTATCGAAAGAAAAATAAATGCCGGAAATCGGCTGGCTGACGATTCTTGACCGGCCAATCCATTCCCCGAGGATATCCAGTTGTTTGCCTACCGCCGTGTCGATGTCGAAGGCAGTGAGCAAACCTGTCAGGGCTGTTGAGGTATCGGTAAACGGACGAGTTGAAAGGTCTACATGGGCGACAAACTTCGGCTTTCCTGCGTGATAGTTGGTTATCAATTCGGTGTATTTACTCATGACGCCACCGTAATTACGATGTTGTCCACTGAGCACGTTACTGCCTCGTTATAGGCAGTAACGATGTTGGCTGCAGCAACGCCAGCAGCAGAGCGCCCGATCTGGAGACTGTTAATGTCGTAATACCGGCTTTCGCCGCCGCTCATCACACCAAGGTTAGCAGGGGAATAAACACGGGAAAGCAGGACATCATCGCCAATGGACAGGGAATTGATATAACCCACGATAGCCGTTTTGATGTCGTTACCTACCTGCGTTGTGTACCCCGTAAATACTTTTAGTGTGATTGCCACGAATACCGGCACCGGGGAAGGCCTGGAAAAATAAATCGTGTGCGGGTTTCCCCAGTAATCCGGTACCACAACTGATGTGCTGCCGAACGTAGAAACCCCCTGTCCTTTTTTCCAACAATTGTCTGGGCTACTGTGGTGACATCTCCACCATCGACAATAGCCGCAACAGAATGCGGCGGAAGGCCGTTTGCATCCTGACTTCCTGTGTCATTTTCATAGAGTTTGTGACGTGTCACACCTGCCACGTTGGCTATTGCACCGTCCAGCGCTGCGAAAGGGGTTAGAGACGGCAGCGCAACGCTCTGACTCTGGCGGATCCGCAGTGCCGAATCCTGCTCTACAGCCGCGCCTACTGTAGCCGCTGACGGGTTGGTAACCGATGTCCACCCCCGCGTCGGCGTGTTTATCTGGTTAATAGTCCCCGGCATCGCAGCCACTGCGCCAGCTGTCGCACACATAGCCGTTACTGTCACCTGTCCGCCCGGCTGTATGGTGACCGATGTAGGCAGGTTCCAGATTATGTTATTCGCGTCCCGAACTGAGCCATTGGTGATGGTCTGGCCGGCCGTGTCGATACAGACCAAATCCACTACAGAACGCGTCTCACCATTGCGGCCAATACCGTTTATTTTGACATTACGTGTAAGTGCGTCGCTCATGGCTGTCGACGGGGAAAACGAGTTGTAAACCTGAATCGCTGTATTGTTGGCGTCATGAATACCAAGTGCGTAAAGCGATATCATCTGCCCGTCTTTACTGTCCGGATCGATATAAGCATCAGTGCCATATATCTGCTGAAAATAGCCGGTAATGGTGGACAGGATTGTCTGGTAATCAGGCGCGCTGATCCCTTGGGCGTTTACCGTTGCCGATAACCCCAGCGTGTCTAAGTTGAGAGCCATTACGCCTCGCTGTTAACGGTCGTTGTCCCGTAGATGGTGTCGATCGTCGCCGTGAACGTCACCCGGCGTGTTTTGGTGTTGAGGTCAGTATTGAAGGAAATGATGGAATTAACGCCCTGCGTCTCAAGGATGCGCTGACGTATGGCCAGGTTGTAGGTTTCAGGCTTCTGCTTTCCGAGCACGGATTGAATCCATGGCGTTCCCGCTGTTGTATCGAGGAACCACTGACCGTACCAGAGCAGGAAACGTGTCTTAACGGCCTGAGCCACTGCCTCAGGTGAGTTAATCAGCCAAGTATCATCACCCTGGCTGAACGTATAATCCCCGTCATTATCTTCGCGCCGGTATCTCATTGCGGGCCACCTGTCTGACTGCTTCCTGACTGCACGCCACTGTGAACATGTCCGGTCTGGCTGATGCCCTTTGCCACCTGGTCGCCGGTTGATGTTACGGTCCCGTTAACCTGAACGTTACCGTTCACTGTAAGCAGTGGCGTGGTGATGTTCACGTTGCCGCCCTGCATCAGTTCGATAAAGCTTCTGCCATCGTCGGTGCGAACCTGAACAGACGTAGTGCTGATACCCGATATTTTCTGCGCCTGCGACTGAGGTCCAACGATGGCAAAAGCATCTGATAAATCATGCTGACGCTGATCGACAGGCTCCTGAACGCCACCGTTCTGCCACCAGAAATCGATGCAGCGATCAGAAAAAATCACCAGGCACTCATCGCCAGCCTTTATCGGAAAAGTGATTGTGCATCCGCCTCCGCGCGGGAAAATCACAGGAACGTCCACCAGCACCGGCAACGGTGCCGACTTAAAGTTACCCAGTGCATCAGCCACCTGGCCTTTCAGCGCGGGTTGTACGCTGCACGTGCACATAATTGGGTCGAATGATTCGATGATTCCGGGCATTGAGACGCGAAGCATTGAAAAGATGGTGTCCGACAGGACTTTCATTGCCTGCTGTTCATCACCGGCCAGAGACTGAGGGGTTACCGCCATTTGCTTTTCTCCGGGCATAAAAAAACCCGCCGAAGCGGGTTTTATGATTCTAAAAAATTTCTTGCGAATTTTGCTAACTGCCTCATTCTGGGCCACTCTCTAGCATCTTCATGAGCGTAAGGTGTAAACACGGCCATCAAAGTATAATGATTATCTTCAATTTCGTGTTTTGCATAAACCAGAGCAGTATTAGAAGTTCTATACCACTGCACAGCCTGCTTATCTCTCAAGTCTACCCACTTTGGTAAGGGACCGAAAACCTGATCTCCTAATTCAAAATGAATGTGCCTTAACGAAACATCTCGAATATCCTCAGGCTCGTCATAAACGGTGTCTCTTCCAAAGTACTCCGGAAGGTTGCCTGTAGATTTGTAAGCTATGAAATCATCAAGAAGTTGCTGTTCAAGATGTGGATACTTTGTAAATACGTTCCTGAGGTAGAGATTGTAACTTTCTTTATTGTAAGTAGCAGTAACGTTCAAAGCATTTCCCCTCAATGAAAATGAGGGGAATGGAGCACTGAGGTTCCATGCTCTGCAAGTGCCTTAAGAGCTTCTTTATCAATGTTGCTTTTGAAAACATTGACAGGAACAGTCATCTGTTGAATGAGATGATTTAAATCTGATGCCGCACTGCGAGCACGAGCAACTGTTAAAATTACAGGTTTTATAACCGATTTACGACGTTCAGAGGCATTTTTATAAACAATTTTGCCTGTGCCATCCATAGCAATCAGTTGCTGCTCTAATAAGTCAATACCAGAAATTTTGATGGTACGGATAAGAGCAGAAGCCTCATGATCAGGAGACTTTGCAAGTGTACGATACGTATCACGCAAAGCAGATGTAAGTTCTTTCAAATACTCTAAAGCACCATCAATAGTATTGATAGAGGCCTTTGTTTCGTAACCACAGTAAGCTGAACAGCCGTCAGCTGCTTTAGGTAGTTTGTTTGCATCAACATCACAAACCGCTACTGTCTGCTGCATGAGCAGACCGATAACCCCGGCGGTTTTCAGTGTATCGATAGTTGGCATTTTTCCGCTTAATTCATTGATTTGCATAATGTCCTCCATGCGTTGCAGGAGTACTTCTGACAAAAAGGCCGAAGCATTAAGACTTCGGCTATTGGTTCGTAATCTACTACGGTTAACACGAAGTGTATTACCTCAAGGTACATGCTGCAACTTGTTCTTAAGGATAGTTTGTAACCGTTGTAGTGTGGTTGACTACTATTTGAAGTAGTTATCGGTTCAGTTACTGGAAGGCTTTAGGCTTCTTTCAAAGAAATACTTGAGGCATTTTAGAGTACTAATAAATCAGACCTTTCCATATTAGGAAAGCACACGAATTACTTAATCTTCACGCAATCGAAAGTCCAGTACTGTGTAAGCTCCAGTATCTTACAGTTGATTCTTATGATTATAACTTGGCCAAAAACAAGAAAAATTTCCTATGGTTAACTCAATCTAAACCCGCTTAAAAGGGTCAAAAAAAACGGTTCGGTATATTCTTCAATACGTTAACTAAACTATTTGGATCAAAGATATAAAATAGTACTAAAACAACTAAAAAAAAGAGGAAAACACCGCCTATCAACATTAGGCATCCATTGTTGTTACTGCTCATTTTATGTCCTTGTACAATTGTAAGTCGCGAACACACGCGGCTGATCCATATTGCTACGAATTGCTTCTACGTTCAGGATGGCTTTGCCGTTACGTTTGATGTAGTCCAGACCGTACCAGCCGGGCGCGTCGCCGCGCTGCACCATCCATTGCATCTGCACGTTATCGTAATCGCCTTTCGCTTTGAGAAACGTGAATTTTTGGCTTTCTGGTTTTACGCCATTTATACGTGCCCATCCATCGTTAGCCTGACTAGTGCTAAGCATGAAAGGCCCGCACTGGGAATCAGCAGCAGCCGAAGCAGCGACGAGCAAAGACAATAAAACATACCGACGCATCAGAATGTCCTGTTCAGTGAGGAGTTAGTCTGCAGTTCAGCCGCGCCGCGTGCAAAGCACATCAAGTCCATGTACCACGGCTGGCCTCTGGTATCACCAGTATAATCGATAGCCTTAACGATATACACGCCATCAGCCGCAATACTTGCAGGCTGTTGCAGCGTTCCGTTCACCAACAGGTTGCCGTTCGTATTCACTTCATCGGCACGGCTGGGCAATCCTTTAACCTCATCAGCCGACAGACTCGCCCGGTAAACCGACGCCTGATCAATTTCCACCAACCCGTTTAGCCGGATATTTGGATTGATAAGACAGCGGACGTTGACGCCTGCGCCCATAGTCTGCTGCGGCATCCCAATCAGGCCCGTATCGCTGTTTAACACAACCGCTTCATGAATGTATTTATTGGTTGGCACCATCTGTGCCTGTCCGTCCACCAGCTGCCAGGTAGCACCACTTTGCGCGGCCACGTTGTCCATAACATCACGTGTGGACTGATAAATGACGCGCCCGCGCGGGAACACAGTCGGCGGCATATCGCCGGTGATGCCCTGGCTGACGTCGAAGGGACTAAAACTGTCCATGGCTGCAGCATGCACATCCGCGACCGTATAACCGGCTGCGAGGGTTTTAGACACAGTGGCATTTATAAATGCCTGATGTCCGTCGATTGCCTGAATCAGCACCCAAGTATCTGTCGGGTTGTCGCGGCCGGTAATTGTAAAGCGGATGTCGCCACTGAAAATTTCACCGAAATTAGTACCGCCCGTCTGGCCAACCTGATCGGCTGAAAGCTGGCTGACATTTCCGATCTGGCTTTCGTCTGCCGTCTGAGCAAGACCATCATAGCCCGCGATGATTTTAATTTTCGCAAACTCTTTACCCAGGATTCGCGAGCTGGTGTCTTTTGACAGGTTGTAGATCCGCACCATTGCCACGCGTGGCCAGCGCGTGTCTGTCCAGGTGATATTAAACACGACCTTAAAATCACTGAGGCTTATGCCCTGACCGTTTTCAGACAGGATCTGCAACTCGAAATGACGCATCCAGTTTTGAGACATGATTACTCCGTGACGACCAGTAAATGGCTTTTTATGCCCAGGTCGGTTTTGGTTGGATAGTCCTGGCCCGGATCATCACAGACCAAAACCAGGCCAAAGCCGAGATTCAGATAAGCGTATTGCGAAAGAAGGTTGGCCCCTGTCACCAGCGGAATATCTGAAACGACTGGCGCACCGCTGGCGTCCATCAAATCTACAACCCATCCAGCGCTGTCGCGCCATAGAGAGCGAATTTGATAGCTCACCCCATTAATATCGGTGGTGAACTGCTGATTATCCGGGGAGAGCGGGATTTCGTTAACCTGCATTGCTCCCCCTAAAAGAGACCGGCTATAGAAGAAAGAAGCGACTGATTAACCGGCTTCGACGATTTAACACCAGAGTTCTGGACAGCGGACGTGCTGACGCCCTGACTCATATCCGCTTTGTCCGCCACTGAAATGGTTTTAGTGGACGTGATCAACACCTCGCGCAACGTCAGCGTCGCTGATAAGACGTTTTCGGTCTGTTTATCAGTGATGACCTCCAGCACCTTGATCAGCATGTTGTTATAAATGCGCTTGCCGGTTGTGACGCTGAACGGTACCCGGCTGCGCTGCAGCGTCAGCAACTCGGCGTAAACCTCTTTGGGGCTCAGGCCAATACTGAGGCCAATAGGCGACAGGTTGACCAAATCCAGCAAAGAACCGCCCCCGGCAAACCCCACCTCCATGACAACCTCAGAAGGCCGGCGAAAAGCATGATCGGCTACCGGGGCTTTATCCTCGACGGGGTGTTCCGTAATTTCCAGCGCGTCGCTGTGCTTTTCGCTGACCACCACATCGGGGATCATCATCCCTATTTTGCGACTCTGCAGAGAAAAGAGCGTTGATAAAATATCCATTAACGCGGCCCCGTTGATAATGTCTGGCTTAAACGAGAATTGACAGACGTCTGCTGATCGGCAACGGCTTTACCGGCCATTCCCGGATCTGTCACACCATGGATATAAATGTTTGTTTCCTGGCTGACCTGGGCACCACCAGACGGCATGTTGCTCATCACTCGTGGGATATAGTTGCGGGTTTCCTCGGGTAACAGCGCCATGCCGTGCTTCTGCACGTTACCAATCCCCCAGTTATACGATGCCAGCGCTTTGCTGAGGTCGCCGCCGTTGGATTTAAGCAACTGCGAAAGGTATTTAGCTGCGGCCTGTGCTGACTTCATCGGGTCAAACGCTTCGCCGTTCCGCAAGCCCAAATCTCTGGAAGTTCCGGGCATTAACTGGAAAAGCCCCTCTGCGCCAGCGCCTGACATCGCCATAGGGTCCCCAGACGATTCCGCAATTGCCACGCTGCGCAGCAAACCTTCGGGCAGTCGGTATAGCTGTTCCAGGCGCTGTAAGGCCGGTTGCATCCAGCCAAGCAAAGCCGCGCCCGCCTTTGTCGGCTGCGGTCGCTTTACGGTCCCGTAGGCGTCATAAGCGTTCGTCGCACCATTGGTACCGGAAATACCGGCCCACCAGGAATAAGCCTGATTCAGAAGGCCGTCAGCCTGCCCAAGCAGACCGCCACTGCTGCCCTGATTCTGATTCATTCGGTCAACCAGATATTGCCCGACGCTTTTACCCTGGCTTTTTGCTTCTTCCTGCGTTTTCCCGATTTTGTCCCATGCGCTGACTGCCGCGATGGCTGCGAGCAAGGGCGAAAATCCTTTGCTGACTCGGGCAATTCCGGTGAGCATCCGCAAAGCCCAGCTACCGGCAACAAACACCGCCAGCACCTCGAATGCATTTTGCAAACCACCCACGCCGCCCGTCATATCCAGCAGAGTGTCTTTTATCCACTTCATTGCTGAAATGGCTTTATTAATCGATGGTTCCCACTGGCTCCAGTCAATCAGGCTTTTACCGCCCTCTTTCCATGTCCGGTAATCGTCATAAAGCAGCGCCAGCGTACCAATAAGCATGGTCACCATTCCGATTGGTGACCTCATGAAAGCGCTATTAAGGATCCGCCAGGCAATGAACAATCCACCCAACGTGGCTATTAATCCCTTTGTTGCTCTGTCGAGCGAGCCCCACCACTCTTTAATGTCACCAGCAGCCTGAATGAGCCTGAAAACAACACGCCCTATCACGTCAGCCATCCACAGTATGCCTTTAACGCCACTGGTGATGGCCTGCTCTATTTTCGGGAAGTTATCGATGACCTGTTTGCGCAGGTTATCAATGGAACCCGCCAGGCCTTCACTGAGGCTGGAACCGATTTTATCCCGCGCCATCGATGCCATCTGGCCGAACGAACGCAGGGATGTCATAAAGCGGTTAGAACTGACAGCAGCCTGATCGGCGTTGAAACCGATCGCCTTCGCCATCTGCGCATACTGCGCACTGAACTGGCCCACGCCACGGCGCATGGCCAGCAACGTGTTTTCATCAATGCCCAGCATCTGGGCATACTGGTTCGCCCGGTAATAAGGCATGTTGCGTAGCTTGTCGCCCACACCCGTGAAAATGCTGGCCATGTCGCGCATATTGCCGCTGGCGTCGCGGGTCTGTACGCCGAGACGATTGAGAACCCCCTCAGCGCCAGGGCTGTTACGCATGAAGCGCGCCAGGCTCTCCAGCGATGACCGGGCACCCTCTGCGGTACCGCCCAGTTGTGAAACGGCATAGCCAATCTGCTGTATACCGCCGACCGTTGCGCCTGTACGTTGCGAGGACCAGTAAAGCTGATCGAGGCCGCTGGCAATCTTCGCTGTATAGGCGAGAATGGAAAGCGCCGCCCCTTCGACGGCCGCGCCCATTTTTACAACCTGCAGCGTGGTACCGGCCACAACAGCATTAAATTTACGTGAACCGGCCTCATCAACCTGAAAGCCCAGGCTGACCAGAAAGTCCTTAATGGTTTCGGCATTCATTAGTTTTGTTGCTCCCAGCGGCGGATCCGCGCGTTGTTATCGGCTTTTAAACCCAGCCAGTCATTCATGCGGGCAATATCTGCAAGATCTAAAGCGCCGTTTTTAAGGTCCGAATAACTGATGTACCCGGCATCTACCGGGCGCATCAGGTAATCTTCACCATCCGGAAGCGTGTCGAGCGTCAGGCCACTGGCGGGGGCGGCGTCTCTTTGTCGGGGAGTGCGGGCAAAAAATTTCCCAGGCTGTCGCCCACCACGCGACCAACCATCTGCAGCATGCTCAGCAAATCGAT